AGATGTACCTGGATGAGATCAAGGCCGAGGCGCTGGCCCTGGGGATCGAATACGCCATGGTGCTGGTCGATACCCACGCCAGCTATTTCACGGGCGACGACGAAGACTCGAACGTGCAGGCGCGCGATGCAGCGATGGATCTGCGCGAGCTGACCGAACTGCCCGGCAAGCCTGCCGTCATCGCCAACTGCCACCCGACGAAATCAGCCGACCGCCACAGTCTTGTCCCGCGCGGCGGCGGTGCTTTCCTGAACGAGATCGACGCCAACCTCACCGTCTGGGCCGAGAGCGAGACCGCCGTGCTGCACTGGTATCGCAAGAAGCGCGGGCCGGACTTCGACCCGATGCCGTTCGAGTTCCACGGCACGAACATGGAAGAGGCCGGCGTCACTGTTCCGACGGTCGTGGCCTGGCCGATCAGCGAGGCGCGTGCGCACGAACTCAAGAAGGAGCGGCGGGAGCGCGAGAACAGAGTGCTCTACGCCATGCTGCACCAGCCGGACGGCACCATCCGGCAGTGGGTCGAGGCCTGCGGCTGGGACCCGAAAAAAGCGGTGAGCAAGGTGCATCGGATTCTGGAGAAGCTGGAAGAGTACGGCCTGGTCGAAAGGAAGCGCGGGGACTGGGCTCTCACGAAGAAAGGCAGGGACGAAGCGGAGTACATCAAGTAGCCGAGCGGATTATTGCGGTCTCGCCGACATTGCCCACGCCCTGCGACCTGGAGTCGCGGCCAAGTGCGGAAGGGATGGCTGCCCGAAACCAAGGGCGGATGACAAGCGGCGCCACCGGGCCTCAATGCAAGGGGCTGACTCAGGGTTTGTTCCGTCGGCGGAACAGGGTGGAACAAAGCGGAACAAAAGCCGCCTTGTTCCAGTGTGGAACATGTTGATTAGCGAGGTAAAAGAATGGCTTGCGTGATGGCTGTTCCACCTTGTTCCAGTTGAGGCGGAACAATGGAACAGCACGCGAAGGATCTGCCTGAATTCCCGGCCTCTGTCGCCCGGAGCGCCCAGGCTTTGCCTTCCTCACCCCGTACTCCCCACACACCCCCCCCTAAAGGGGGGTGTGTGATGGGGAAGGTAAAGACGGGGATTGATGGAGAAGGCCAAGGCAAAGCCTGCCCACCGGAGACGCTGGCGAAGATGAGGGAGGACTACGCCCTGATAGTCGCCGACCGGAAGGCGAACCATGGGTGGAGCGATGCCGACGCCGAGGAGCTTGGCCGCTACATCGCCGACGCCAAGGCGAACGCCGAAGCGACTGCCGCCTGGTCGCTCTACCTGGCCACAGAGGCGGCTGTCATCCGTAGGAGAAATAAAAAGTCATGAAGATAGAGGTCAAAGTTGATGGATTGAAGAGTCTGCAGGCCAGCCTTCAAAATAAAAAAAGACAGGTTGGATTTGCAGCAATGAAAGCCCTTAATGCTACCGCCAAGAAGGTGGCGCAAGAGGAGAGTAGGGCTATCGTGTCCGCATTCGACCGCCCGCGTCCTTCAACCATCAAGGCGATCGTCGTCAAGAAATGGTCCCGTTACAAAGGCAATGATTTTGATCTTGAAGCAGTCGTCGCTGTTGATGACTACATCACGCAGGGCCGCACCGGCAGCGAGGGTGTCTTCGAAGCGAATAGGGCGGCACAGGGCAAAGGTGCCATCTCGCCAGCGAAGTATCTTTCCGCACAAATCCTCGGTGGTAAGCGAATGCCAAAGAGGTTTGAGGTCGCCCTGCAGCGCGCCGGCATCATGCCTGCCGGCATGATGGCCGTCTTTGCCAAGCGCAGCGGCGCGCTCGACCCATACGGCAACCTGCCAGGCCCGAAGATCGTACAGATACTGTCTTACTTTCAGGCATTTCAAGAGCGAGGATTCAGGGCCAACATGAAGAAAACCTCGAAGCGCAACCTCGCGCTAGGCAAGCGCAAGGGCATGAAGTGGGGTATGTCTTACTTCCGTGGTGGCAAGGGAACCGGACTGCCGGACGGAATTTGGGAGCGGCACTATCCAAACGGCGAGAGCGGTAAATCATTCATCCGCCCGATCCTGATCTACATCGACAACGCCACCTATAGGCGCCGCTTCGACTTTTACGGAATTGCACGCAGAACCATCGACGCGACTTGGCCGGTGGAATTCTCAACAGCATTCGACGCAGCCATGAGGACAGCCAAATGAAGCGCCTAGTAGACGAAAAAGTTGCTCTAAGTGCGGGTCCTTCCAGGGATTTTTGGGTACGGGTGATTAGAACCCCGACCTTTCTCTAGTCGCGAGATTTCTCTAAGGGGGTTGTAAGGTGCTGACTCAACAGGAGATAGCAGAGCATCTTGACATGAGCCAGCAGGCAGTCAGCCAACTCATGCAGGAGATGGCTATCGACTGGAAGGTGGCGGATCTGGCGGAGATTCGCGTTGCGTACATCCGTAGGCTGCGGGAGATCGCGGCAGGAAGGGCGGCGGCGGGTGACCTTGATCTGGCGACTGAGCGGGCGGCGCTGGCCAGGGCGCAGCGGGAAAAGATAGAGATGCAGAACGCCGTCACGCGCGGCGAGCTGACACCGACGGCGCTGCTCGAACAGGTGTTGGCGAAGGCGGCGGCGAAGATCGCCGGCGTGCTGGATGCGATTCCAAGCATGGTGCGGCGACGGGTGACGACGCTCACGGCCGCCGACGTGGATCTGATCGCGGGCGAAGTGGCGAAGGTGCGCAACACGGTCGCGGCGATGTCGCTGGCCGATCTGGCGGAAGGCGACGAGGCCGACGCCGCCGTCTCGCCAGCGCCGATTTTTGAGGAGGGTGGCGATGGGAGCCTTTGAGCCCGGCCTGCTCGCCGCCCTGCGGCGCGGCCTGTCGGCCTTTGGCGTGCCGGAGCCGGTGACGCTCGAAGAATGGGCGCGCGAGCATTTCTACCTGTCGGCAGAGTCCAGCTACGTCGAGCAAGCTTGGGCGCCGTGGTGGTTTCAGTGCGCCATCATGGCCTGCATTTCGCACGACGACATCCGCGAGGTGATCTGGCGCAAGCCGGCGCGGGTCGGCGCGACCAAGATCATCCTCGCCGCGATCCTCTACAACGCCCAGCACAAGCGCCGCAACCAGGCGCTGTGGCAGCCGACCGACGACGACCGCGACGAGTTCGTCAAGACCGAACTGGAGCCGGCCCTGCGCGACGTGCCGGCCATGCAGTCCGTCTTCCCGGCCTTCCTGCGGCGCGACAAGGACAACACGCTGCAGGCCAAGAAGTTCCTCGGCTCGATCCTGCATCTCAAGGGCGGCAAGGCCGCGAAGAACTACCGCCGCATCAGCGTCGACACCGGATACCTGGACGAATACGACGCCTTCGACAACAACATCGAGAAAGAAGGCGACCCCGGCACGCTGGCCACCAAGCGGATCGAGGGCGCCACCTTCGGCAAGATGGTTTTCGCCAGCACGCCGAAGCTCGACGGCTTCAGCAACATCCAGAAACGCGAGCGCGAAGCCGATCTGCACGTCACGCCCATGATCCCCTGCCCGGAGTGCGGTGAGCATCACGCGCTCACCTGGGGCGACAAGGATGAGCCGCACGGCTTCAAATGGACGGACGACGACCCAGAAACCGTGCGTCACCTCTGCCCGCACTGCGGCGCGCTCATCACCCAGGCGCGATACCTCGCCGTTGCCAGTCCTGAGGCATGCCACTACCGCGCCGAGGATGGCACCACGCTCGACCGGCGCGGCGTCTTCCGCAACGCGGCCGGCGAGATCATCGCCCCGCCCGCGAAGATCGCCTTCGTCGGCGTCTGGTCGGCCTACTCGCCGAACGTCTCGTGGCCCTCCATCGTGCGCGATTTCCTCGCCGCCCGGCGCGACTTGTCGGAAGGCAAGAAGGAACGCATGCAGGCGTTCAAGAACACCACGCTGGGCGAGTATTGGGCCGAGGAATACGAGCGCACCGACGAAAACGAACTGCGCGCCCGCGCCGAGCCCTTCCGGCTCGGCTGTGTGCCGATGGGCTGCCTGCTGCTGCTGGCCGGCATCGACACACAGCCGAATCGGCTCGAGGTCGGCGTGTGGGGCTACGGGCGCGGCTGCGAGACATGGACCATCGACCACCGCGTCTTCTTCGGCAACCCGAACGAAGACGCGGTGTGGGCCGAGCTGGACGAATACCTGTTCGAGACCGACTTCCCGCACGCCAGTGGCCAGTGCCTGCGCATTGCCGGCGCGGCCATCGACACCGGCGGCCACAACACCCACGCCGTCTATGCCTGGGCCGCCAAGCATCAGCGCCGCAAGGTCTTCGCCGTCAAGGGCCGCAGCGGGCGCGAGAAGGCCATCCGCGACGGCCACAACAAGGTCGATATCGACTGGCGCGGGCGCCTGCGCAAGCATGGCCTGCTGCTCTGGCTGGTCGGCACCAACCTCGCCAAAGACCTGATCTATGGCCGCATGCAGATCACCCGGCCGGGCCCTGGCTACATGCACTTCAGCCGCGAGCTGCCCGACGAGTGGTTCAAGCAATTCACCGGTGAGGCCCGCACCACGCGCCGAACCATGCGCGGCGAGGAAAGTGTCTGGACGCCCACGCGCAAGCGCCTCGAAGCTTGGGACTGCGGGGTCTATGCGACGTGGCTGGAAGCCACCTTCGAGCTGGCGAAGAAAAGCGCGAAGTGGTGGGACGACCTGGCCGCAAAGGTGCAGCCGGCTACCGCTGACCTCTTCTCCGGAGCCGAATCGAAAGTCAGCCCGCAGGACACGGCGCCGCCGCCCTCGCGCGTGCGGCGCATCGGCAGCATCAGGAGGCCACTTTGAGCAAGGAGATGATGAAGATGATCCACGACATGATCCGCGCCCTGCGCGAAGCCGGGGTGTCCGTCCCGGACACCGCCGCGACCGAAGTCCGCATCAAGCTCCAGAGCCTCTACGGCGGCGAGCGCGTCTATGTGCCCAGCCTCCCCAAGGCCCGGCGCGCCGTGCAGCTCGCCAAGCTCGAAAAGCGCACCCAGGTCGAGATGGCGCTCGCCACCGGGCTCTCGGTGCGGCAGGTTCGGCGAATACGCAACGGCCGATAGCGGACATTTTTTGCCTTAACAATGTCCGCGTGCGGGGGGCAGTCTAGCCCCCCAAATGGCCGACATTCCCGACAACGAGCCGCTGTCCCTTCGCGCCGGCGACACCTGGAAGTGGACGCGCACGCTTGACGACTACCCGGCCGGCACCTGGACGCTGAAATACCGCTTCAAGAACGCCGCCGGCGGCTTCGAGATCACCGCCGCCGCCTCCGGCACCGACCACGCCGTCACCGTCGCCGCCGCCACCACCGCCGCCTACGCCTCCGGCAGCTACGCCTGGATGGCCTGGGTCGAAGGCGGCAGTTCCGAGAAATACACCGTCGACACCGGCGTCCTCGTCGTCGATCCCGACTACCGCACGGGCACCGCCACCGCCGCGCTCGACGATCGCAGCCACGCCCGCAAGATGCTGGATGCCATCGAGACGTGGCTGGAAAGCCGCGACTCCGCGGTGGCCGAGTACGAAATCGCAGGCCGCCGCATGAAGTACATCCCCATCGCCGAGCTCGTTAAACTGCGCAACCGCTACCGGCTCGAAATCCAGTCCGAAGACAACGCCGCAGCCATCGCCCGCGGCGAAGGCCTCGGCCGCAAGATCCAGTTCAGGGTATAGACATGGCCTTCTTCGACTGGGTGCGCGCGAAATTCGGCCGTCCTGCGGCGCGCGCCGACTACTCCGCCACCTACGGCAACGGCGCTCCCGGCGGCTTCGCCGGCGGCGCGGTCGGGCGCCTCACCGCCAGCCTCTCCACCTGGAGCGGCGCGCTCAATGCCGACCTCGACGGCTCGCTCCTCATCCTGCGCGCGCGCGCCCGCCAGCTTGCCGCCAACAACGAACACGGCCGCCGCTTCCTCAGCCTCGTCTCGTCAAACATCGTCGGCAAGGCCGGCCCACAGCTCCAGGTGCGCGCCTACGACCGCGCCAAGGGGAACAAGCTCACCCTCGACAAGGCCGCCAACGACGCCATCGAGCTGCACTGGGCGCGCTGGGGCAAGACCGCCGACATTGCCGGCCGCATGACCATGCCGCACCTGCTGCGCGTCGTCGCCAAGGGCGCCGCCCGCGACGGCGAGGCGCTCATCCGCATCATCCGCCGGCGCGATCTGCCCTACGGCATGGCCCTGCAGCTCCTCGAAGCCGACCGCCTCGACGAAGCCATGAACATCTCGACCTCCTCGCGCACCGTCCGCCAGGGCGTCGAGATCGACCCCACCGGCCGCCCCGTCGCCTACTGGGTCAAGACCAACCACCCCGGCGAGCGCTACGCCAGCGGAGCTGCAG